CAGTGGCACAGACATTAGGCTTACCCTCTGTTTCTCCGTTTAAATTATCACTCTGGATAAGCTGGCATGGATAGCCGATAACTTCCATTGTCTTTTTTACTTTTTTCCCAATAGCTAAAGCAATATCTACTTCTCTTAAATTATTAGCACATGCTCCTGGGTCTAAATCCATATCATGCCCCGGATTAATGAAAACTTTTAACATGAAAATCACTCCTATTTAAAATCTTAACAGTATCTTGATATCACGATTTATTTACCGAAACATCTTGATATATTATGATATTTTCCTTAAAGCCTTGATTTACAGGGCTTTTTTTATTTGCCTGTTATTTGCAAACTGGTAGAAATCGACCAGTTTAAACCCCTCGATTTCGAGGCGTTTAGAAATTCTCTTTTTGTAAAACAGCCGATAAAAAAGCTGATAAAAAGCCGACAAAATACCGATAAAAAGCCGAAAGCCTTCCAATTACCAACCGATAAAAAATCAGTAATAGCAATGGTTTACAGGTTTTACCATCCAATTCACCAACCGAAAAACAACCGTATTACAAAAAGCCGATATTTTGTAAGATAGGATAATCCCTGTTACAAAAACGGCTTATTTTGCAATATGATTAACGGTTCTTTTTCAACTCCGTAAACTGTGCCAGCGTATCCTTTAATTTCTGCGGTATCGGCAGTCCGCAGTTTGCGGCATTTTCCAGGATACTCAATCCCTCACGCCCAATAAAAAAGAGCATAACAACGTCTTTTGCCATTGTCTGCCCTATTAAATCAATTCTATATGTTGTCGCTATTACAAGTAAGATAACGACTTTTTTTAATGCACCTGTACCGCATTTGCCGCTGTCCAGCTTCATGTTCGGATTAATGCATGCAGCACTTATACCGGTTATATAATCTATAACCATTAGGATTAATAGTGTCTCGAATGTCTCGTTGAACGGTCCGAATAAATGCTGCATTAAAACACCCACAAAGGCAACACCTCCACCTACTATTGTTTCAAGTCTTGTCGGAATTAAGGAATTTATAAAAGTAATAGTCTGTTCATACATTTTATGCCTCTTTTTAAAATTTTATTTGATATATCAATCCGCCGATTGCTGTGGCTGCTATGTCCGATTTACTGAAATCATCATCTACATACTTTTCCTTTAGATAGGCGACAAGTGCTACCGTTGCAAATGCTTCCAGCGTCGAAAAGCTGCAATTACGCTCCAGCTGGTCTTGAATAATATAACCAGCACCAATATGAGCAAATTTATCTACGCCTATATTGTCCTGTATATCGTGAAGTGAGTTAGCTGAACAGACAGAAGATAAACAGAATATACATACTGCTGTAAGAAACAGTTTTTTAAACAATATAACACCTCCTTTCTATTTCCTAAAATAATATAAATGGGAAGTTGACCGTGGATACAATACAGGTTAAACAAAACTTGTATATCGGCGACTATGACCCGTCTGAACAGGCTAATCAAAATAAATTAACAGCTGAAGCCTTGCAAAAGCTAAATGATAGAATTATAGACCCTAAACAAACATTCTATATAAATGCAAATACAGGTTCAGACGAAACAGGTGATGGAACAAATAGTAAACCTTATCGAACAATAGCTAAAGCCTTAGAAAATAGAAAGAAAGATGTTCCTACATTAGAGCTGGATTTATATGTAGAAACAGGAAACGAACAATACTATATAGACCCTGTAGATTTTAGTCGTATAAATCAGCAGGAGTTTCGTATAATTGCTTATCCGTGGTCCGTAATAAATGATACTGATAAAAAACCTATTTTATTGATTAACTATGGCTCTGTATTTGCACAAGATTTTACAGGAACAAGAAAAAATCATTGGGGAAATATTTTGTGTGGTAGTGTAGGTTATGTTTATTTAGCTGGAATTGAACTTAAACTTAATAATCCACATACCGGCTCTAATTATGCAACTTTTGTTTGTGAAACAAATTATCTCGATATGTTACAATGCATAATAGATATCGGCTCGTACACCTTAATGAAAATGAATGAAGAAATTGAACAAAAAATAAGATTAAGAGGCGTTAGTTTCGTTGACGGGAGTACAGGATTTATAGCGATTGGAAGCGGTTCATCTCCTGTTTCTGCAACTGACCCTTCTCTTTCTGAACAAATAGAAACAGATATATCTCTTTTGGCAAACAGTATTACAGTTACGGGTAAAGTTCAGATTTCTGCTTCTATATATTCTAGTGTTTATATTCCACAAACAGTATTATCAAATGGAAATTCAGGGTATTCTTCAAGTATAGATATAACATACAAAAACTGGAACTAATTTATAAATTTGACCATACACAAGTCATTTTATCAACCATTCCTTTTGTACTACCTAGTACTTTTTCTCCAAAAGTAGAACTCATGTTAATTACTTTTGATATAACAACACGTATTTCTCTACTAGTTTCTGCCAAAGTTTCAATTTCATTAAGTACGATTTTAGCACTTGATTTAGGGTCTTCTGCAAAAAGATTTGGATAAGATTGTGCAGTTAATAAACCTTCGCCAGTTATATTTTGTAAATAAAAACATAAAGTATCTACAGATGGAGATTGATAATTAAAATATACATGACAATTATCGGCAGGTAAAATTAATTGATTTCCTCTACTTTCTCTAATATTAATTATACCTGAAGTAGATACTATAACAGCATTCATAAAATTATTATTAGTTCCAATATCGTCTGGGAAAACAGGTGTTATTTGATTAAGGTTTATATTTTTACCGCCTAGTATGAGCATATTTCCCCACATAAATAACTGTATATTTCCTTGTTCAGTATAATTATATATACCAGTACCTTTTTTACCATAAGGAACAATAATTTTAGCATTTACATCACCAGTTTTATAACTTTCCCAATATCCTTCTAAAGTAAAATTTTGCACACCTAAAAGATCTATATTAATTGGTTCCGCTAGAGTATAAGTATTATACTGTTCATTTTCTGGTTCTGTATATGTGCGCAAATTTATAGAAACTGTTGGAACATATTTTTTTATCAAGGATATCGCTTTATCCAGTGTTTGTACTGCTTCTTTCCAGCTAGTACCGCTATTATTATCATTGCCGTTTTTACTATCAACAGCAATCCACTGACTATTATCTACTAATTTATTTTGAACTACTTCGATTTGTGTTTTTAATTTATCAAAATCATCTTTGGTTAAAAATGAACTGGTATCCGGCGGAACAGACGGGTCATAATCGCCAATTAGCAACTTATCTGTTGCATAAATTTCTTTGGCTATTAACTTCCCATTTATATTAAAATCACCAGTTACCGTGCCGCCTTTATTAGTTATGTTATACACCCAATCCGTCCACGCTCCGCCAACATTTACACGGTGGTATGCACCTGCCTTGTCAAATTCGGTGCTATTGGCATAGTATACCTGCACTATGGTGTCATCTCCGTTTTTCAGCACTACCAACTCACCTGTACCGATTGCCCCCACCGGCTGGTGCTTGTCTGCGGCAAATGTCGCTCCGGATATCTTGTATGTTCTGCTTTCTGTCAATGTGTTCCAGTCAGCGGTGTTTGCGGCTGTTTTAGATTCGGTTACTAAAACACCAGTATTTTTTCTGGTATGCGTTTCCAATGCCTTTGTGAATGCGTTTGTTATTGCGTTTAAATCTGTGTCAAGACAATCTTGACCTTGACTTACTATATAATCTGCCAATGCTTTAGCCATTATTGAAGTCTGTCTATATAATTTATTGTGTAATAATGGATCTGCAATGCCCGCAGTTACACCTCTTGTTCGTTGCACATTCACATTATAATTATCATCGTCCATTATATTCTGATATCCGGCATCAAATACCTGTATATTGGTTCTAGCCATTCTTTACACTCCTTTTTACATGTTATACATCCACTGTCCGTTGGTATATCCTGCTATGTCATCAGTTTCTTCACCATATCCAAAAATTTTTTTATTTGTAAATTTATAATTATCAAACACCCAATTAGCAGTATAACCTGCTAACCTTGTAGTATTATACTGATACGCAAATATAGGCAAACCGCCTTCATCTTCTACTATTACATAATTTATTCGTACACTTTGAGGTTTAGGAATTATTAAATTATGTCTTATTAATTGTTTTTCTATATCTGTTAATTTGCCAGATATAAATACGTCCATTGTCATATCCTGATTATCTAAAACAATTAACTCATTTTCAGGTAAAACTATATCCCATAAAGTATATAATTCAGGTATGGACCCTTTCCATTGGTTCCACACTATTTTTGCTCTTAACAATGTTCTGTAAGCATTATCATCAAGTATGGCTGAAAAATTATCCGGTGGTTGAAAATATAGTTGCCTACTTCTGCCCAATATTATACCTATTATATCTAGTTGATTACCTGTAGCAGTATCCAAATCAAATGCTTTTATAATATCTATAGCACATGCATTATTATCTTGATACAAAGTTATTGCTTTATTAAGCCATTGTATAAAGTTAGGTTTTAAACGGTATTCCGAAGGTATTAAATTCAAATAATATAAAGTATCCATTTCCCGTCTCCTAATTTGCAACAATTTTTATATTATCCATATTTCCTTGTACAACTTCATTAAAATTCATTTCTATATCAATCGTATTTTGTTGTTGTCCGTGCCTGCCAGCAGTAAGACTTACTACACTAAAAATAGGAGATGTTAAATCTGTATTCGCAACTAAAGAAGCATTCCATAATAGGGAAACAGACAAATTATCTCCTATACGTAAGTTATTTAAATATTCATATATATTATTTCGTATTTTATCTGTTATTGAATTGCTATATCCTACATATTTTTTTATATTTACAGTAACATCTATATCAATATAGGTTGGTCTATAGAATTTTATGAATGAGTTTATATCATATCTATTTAAAATAGCCACTTCTGTAGTCCCATTAGTATATCCACCAATACCCTTACGTAAGTATATTTGTTCTGCAATATCCTCATCGCTTCCACCTTCTACAACAGCCGTTATACTGTGTGGTGGCAAAGAATATGGATTTTCACCGCCAGAAGCTGTAGATAAATTCGTATCATTTTCATATACACGCAATCTTGTTACTCCTTCAACAGATAAAATACCAGCAACAGTTCCTTCTAATAATGTCTGTGATGGAATAGCTACGCTTACTGCTTGTCGTTCTTTAAGTTCAGCGTCCGTCTCTATGGGTTGACCTTCAACTGCTTTTACCTTATTGGTAACACTTGTCCAACCCAATTGTGGAGTAGCTATTTTATTTATATCTCCAACTAAAGCAGATATTGAACCTAATACTGTACAAATAGCAGATACTTTAATTTCTCCTTCTTCTGGAATAGTTATATTGCTAGGTAAATTCCAATTATTGCCGGAAATATCTTGCACTACACCACTTTTAATAACTGTTTGTGGTGTTCCTGTTAAAGTAACTACACAAGTGGAATAACTAGCAGATTTTCGCTTTAAACCATTTATTTTAACAACTGTATCTAATCCAGAACCTATAGCAGTAACTGGGGAACGGCTATTATACGCATATACAATGCTATTTAAAGTATCATACATTTTTAAAGCTACAGCAGATATATATTCATAATCCATACTATCATTTTCAAGATATATATCATCGCCAAAAATATTTTTTGCTTCAGCTACTAAATCATCTTTTATATCTTGATAAGTAGGGATATGTAAACCAGCCTCATCAATGTACGGTGCAAAATATGCCATTTTATCCCTCCTTAAATACTTACTGTAAGATTTCCGTAATCGGTAATAACTAAACAAGTAAAAGTGTATTTTCTGTCTTTTATTTCGGATATAAAATTCACTACACTATTTACATTAGTTGTTCCGTTTATTCTTTCTTTAACAATTAAATCTAGCACCTGTTTATTTTCATCACTGCCTACGCTACCTATCATTCTTTGCCACAATGGCAATCCATCTGTTAAATCTTCCCACCATTCGCCATACAATAAAAGAAGTCGTGTTTTTATTGCTTGTGCTACAGCGTCTATATCCGTTAAAAAGCTTTGACGATTTCTACCAAGTGTATAATCTCCATTTATATCAAGTCGTCTATATTTCACCCACTTACCCCTCCTGTCGTACTTCCGCCAGATTGTACTCCACTGTGTTTATGCCCCATAAACCCAATACCTTCAATTGTAGTTGTTCCATTAAGTGTTATGCTAGATGATGTTATATCTATTCCACTATCTGAAATAGTTATTGCAGAACTTCCACTTGTATTTCTTAACTGCATAGCATTAGTGTTATATTCACCTACAACATTAGGTTGACTCCAACAACCTAATATAGCAAATGCGTCAGATAAATCATGCCTTCTAATCTCAATTTGATTTTGTGTTCCTCCAGATTGCCACCATGCATCAATACAACTATCTGCAAAAATAATAAGACATTCATCACCATTTTTTATAGGCATTGTAATAACAAATCCACCAGCACGTGGTAATACTATAGGAACATCTAAAAGTAACGGCAAATCAAGCCATTGCTGTTGACCATTAATATTTACTAACTCTCTTATTGCCGGTTGAACTATAACTGTTTGTTCTAATGAGTTAAATTCTTTTATTATTCCAGGAACAGCAACTCTTATTTTTGTAGATGTATTACGTTGCAGTAATTCATCTTTTGCAGGTGTACCATTCATCATTTCTTGTAATGTAATCATTGTTTCACCTCTTATATACTGTTTGGATTAGAGCCAATTCCTTTCATCATTGCAGGAACTACATCTTTTCCATATCTACTATAAGCATTAACTGTTGTATACCAATCATTGCCTCTAGTATCTCCAGTATGTTCAACTTCATAAGCTTGATACATATTTTCTTCATCCAATTGTAGTGTCTGTGGTTGACTTTTTCCTGGCATATTCATCTGTAATTGCATACCGTTTATTTCTGTATTTTTTAACTGAACCATAGATAATACATTTATTTTAGGATTTAATAAACACCTAAATGAAACGCCATATTGTATTTGTTGTGGATATCCAATTAATCCATTCTTAGGAGTTAATATTAAAGCTTCATCTGTGTAAATATCTGTAATTTTTGTAACATTTACCTGACCATCATTTATCCAAACATTAGCATTATTACCCCGTGCCACATCTGTAAGAATATCTTTTGGTCTACCAAAATAAACTTTTCCTCTTGGTAATGTTTGCCCACTTATTGTTGGTGATACTCTATTTACTCGTGTTGGCTTCTCTGCCTTAGATACTACAGTATCTATTACATTTCGAGGATTTTGACCGCGAACACAACTAAGTGATATAAAGTTCATATTTAAAAAAGTATCCCCATCTATACATACTAAAGTAAGCACATAATCTGTATTATTCTCTTTACTTCTAACAGCTTGTACAATCTGACCATCAAATATTTTTCCATATTGTTTTGGCTGACTTTCTTGTATTTGTTGAGGATTATTATCTTCTTTCGTTTTATTTTTACTATCTTTTTTACTTACAAAATTAGAACCTACAGCCTTTTTAGTATCTTCTGGATTTAAATTTATTGTATTCAAATAACCTTCATATCCAGCGGAAATAATAAGCCTGTCTCCTTCTTTTATTATTTTTTCTTCGGTATCTTTGTTCAAATTATAAATTTTAACTTCAGCATGATTATTAAAATCCATACCTCTGCGAACTCTGAAAACACAATGCAAAAGCGATACATCTAATGCATATTCTTTATTTTCATTAGACGTATCGCTTTTCTCATTTCCTTTTGTTGGTTGTGTATTGTCAATTTCCGCAGTTGAAGAAGCAACAACTATACGATATTTTCTAAGATATAAAAAATTACTCATCTAATACACCCCACAACAATAAAAAAGTTGAACCTAACGTTTCATTATCTGGATATTCAAGTTGAGTTTCACCAGATTTTACAATATAAGCTTCTCCAATATTCAAATATTCGTATTGAGCTAATATATTACTTGCTAATCCACTTCCTGGAACAAGAGGTAAATTTGCTATTAACATTTCACCAGTTTCTGCATTACTTATATCAACTGTCCAGTGCTTGTATTCCTCTAAATAACGCAAAAAAAGTTTTATGTGTATATTAGTTTTGTTTATATTTATTTTAAAACTAAGCATTTGGTTAGCTGTATTTGTTAATGGTATCGTATATAGCATAATTAAAACCCCGCTTCATACAAACCGCTTCCCGGTTGTTCCGTTTCTTGAGGTTGAACTTCTCCTCTGTTTGTAGTACCACTAGATGCCCAGTTTCGAGTTGATACTGTTCCTGTAGCTACATCTACTACAAATATTTCTTGTAACGTTACTGTACACCGTAAACCATATTGTGTCCTATAATTATCTGGTGCTGTAATATTTTGTATCAGCATATTATCATAATGATGCAATCTAGTGTGAACTGCTAGCGGTAATCTTAAAGCTTGCAATTCTCTTAACTTTTCATAAGCAGATACCGATTTTGTATAATACTCCGTAAATTGACCTTCTAACATTGTTGCCATAGCATCACTCATACCTATTTCCATAGTTAAAGTAGACGGATTTAAAAAACTGTGATCAGCTATATTAGCTCCGGTTTGTACTGGGTGTTGTGTTATAGTAAGCTCACTATCATGTTGTTCATTTAGTACGGCATCAAAAAAGAAGCCTCCAATATTAGTTTTAACTAATACTAATTCGCTGTTTGAGCCTCCTATTTTTGTTACATCAAAATTAAAATCTCCTGATATATATGAACCTATTAAACTACCTAAAGAAAAATCTGTTCCTAATAAATTTGTTATATCCCCAATATTACCATTGGTTATTACATCACTTACACCGCCAGCGACATTCCATTCTTTAGGTCGATATCCTTTTGAGAAAAAACCTGTACCACCATTTGCTCTATCTACAGTTATCTTTCCTAATTGCCATAATGCAGATAAAGTATTAATAGAGCCTGTAGAAAATAAACTCATACTATCACCCCACTAATATTTCTAATATCTCGTGCATTATTGCCAATACCACCAATATTTACATCTGGTATTACCTTTTTAACAGCTCCTGCTACATCTTTTGCTGTCATTGGCTCTGTTCCATTTGGTGCTGTAACATTTATCTGACCTATATTGACACTTGAACCATTATAATTATTAGCTGTTGTCATTATCGGCATACCGCTACCACCTATTAAACTATGTGCATAAGTTCCTTGACCTAAAAAACTACTAAATCCAGTCTTTTCAAAGTATTGACTATAATCTTCTTTTGGTGGTGTGTAGAAGTCATCTACTTCTAATTTATTATTATTATTATTTAGATGTACTGGTCCACTAGATTTATTAGCATCTGTATAATCATAATTGCTACTAGGATTTGTTTTATTCCATTCATCAAAAGCTGTTTCAGCTTTATTAATTCTATTAGAATCATTAGCTTCACTTTTTCCAGGACGTTCATATCCTTTTCTGAAAGCTACAGCAGCTTTAGACGGGCTATTTGTAGAATAAAAATCATCCCTAGCTCCATCTATATTAAAAAATTCTCCACCTTCATTCATCTCCCAAAGTGCAAAATCAATTTGAGTATCTAAATCCGTCCAATCTTTACCTCGATTAGACGCAAAAGTTATTAAATTTTCACGCCTACTTCCTAACCATTGACCAATACCAGAAGCTCCTATACCATTTACAGTTTCTGGATTCAAACTTGATTCCTGTATCCAATTACCAACAATACCAGCAGCTTGAACTGGTGTAAGACCACCATTTATAAGGCGACGCATTATATATTGAGCTCTTTCACTTCTTGCATCATCAGAGGCATCTCCTACTTTTCCTTTAGTTATATCATCAAGAATACCTTCGCCAAAATTACCAAAAGCACGAATTACTTGTTTGAAAGCACCTTTAAAATCACCTCTTGCAGCTTTAGCTAATGCACTAAATAAATCACCCGTTAATCTTACAAGTCTTGTCATTAGTCTTAAAGTATTTTCTATACCTTTACCAAAAGCCCACCAAACTTCCTTACCTTTTACACTTAAACCAAATAATTTAGCGATAAATTCCACTATGGCTTCTACTAAATCAAGAACACCATCAACTAAACTAGATACACTATCTCCCATAAGCATAAATAATCCGATTACATCAAAATCTTGAAACATATATTTTAATATCTCCAATATACGGAAAAATATTTCAACCAAGTTATCCATAATCTGTTTAAAGGTTGACCACCAATTTTTTAGCTTTGGTAGTGCTTCAGTATTTATCAAGGAGATAATGAGTTGTAAATAATACTCTCCTTTTTCAAAATAAACTTGTAAATCATCCCAAACTTCAAGAAGTTTTTTCCATACTGGAGCTAAAGTTTTTGCTGATTTTCTACCATCAATATAAGCATAAAAATCATCTATAAGAAGTATCATTATACTCATTGCAGCAAAAAAAGGATTTAACTTTATAGCCATACCGATTATAGATATAAACTTAATAATCTTTTGTGCTCCCTCTGGTAGCATATTAAAAAATCTAGAAATGGTATCTATAGCAGTTTTACCAAAACGTGCAAGGTTCATACCTAAATTGACTACTATTGTTAATGCTTTAGCTATTTTGTTACCCCAGCTTGGCATATTCATTTTTAAATTTTCATTTATATCTTTTAATCCCTGACGAACTCTTTCAATAGGCCCTGCTAAATACTTTATTAAATAATAAGCTACCCATTCTTTTAACATCTTTATTTTAAGCATAAAAGATTGCCATTCATAACCAATTGAACGAATATACTTTAGTTGATTATTTGCATCTGCTGGAGTTTGAAGTTCTTGCATTTCTGATCTAAGACGCAAGAATTGTTCTCTTAATTCTGGAATCCATGCAACATCTTCAAGTTTTGCCCCCATTGTATCCAATGCTAATTGTAGACTTTTAGCATTTTCCTTCGTGGTCCATATATCTTTAGCTAGTACTTGATATTTCATGTCTGCATCCGCTACAGATTTTATAGTTTTAGCTGTGGCAAAACCGACAGCAGTTATAGCAGAAGCAACAGCACTCAAACCTGTTACCATTTTGCCAAGTGATGTGGTGGTATCCATAGCACTATCACTTAATTTAGTTACAGCAGATTTAGCTTTATTAAGTGTATTGTTAAATTCGCTAAACTGTGCATTATTAACTATTGCACCTAGAGATACCAAATATTCTTCAATTACATTAGTATTTGCCATGGTTTCACCTCACTGACTATTATTATTTACGATACTAGCTCTATAATCATTAACTGCTTTTATATCTAGCATTTCATGTATAGCAATCAAATCATCTAAATCATAAGTACCGTCCCACAGTTCATGCTGTTTCCATAAACCTGCAAGAACAGGTCTATAAAGGAATTCATTTAATGTATCTGCTTTTACTGTTTGGAATTGGTTTGCAGGGAGTTCGTCAAGCTCTGCAAGCCTTTTTCTCCGAAAAAACCCTCAACATTAAACATTACCACTTCAATCGTTAATAATATAATTGTCATAAAATCATTTTCTAATTCTTTATGGCTTAAACTACCATTATTTAATATTAAAGCTTCAGGCATTTCTGAACCATTTATATTATTTAGGATTTCTACAGCAGATAAACAATCTTTCTGTATTTCAATAAATTTATCTTTATCAATGCCACTTATTGCTTTTTGTAACATATCTACTTTATTTGTATTACCCGCATTAATTAAACCACCTGCTAAAGAAAAACCTATCTGCACAGCTATATAAGATGCTGTAAAAGCGTTTAATTTTTTAATTTTAAATTTATATCCATTTAATTCAATTATTTTTGTTTTATTAATCATAATTTACTCCTTAAAATAAAAAGCTACATCTATTATGATGTAGCTTATTTAGAATTATGTTGAATATCTGCCGCCATTAAGGTCCATGTAATCCTTTGACCTTGTTGTTGATATGGTGTATCTCCCACCTTTTGTGGTGATATCCCTTTTATTGTATGGCTTCCACCAGTAGATGTATTTCTTAATAACATTGATGTTGTAGCCCATTCATTAGTTGGCAAACTCCAAAGGGTATTATACCAATCGAGAAGCCAAAAATGTAAAGGACTAGTTTGTTGTGCTGTAATAGTTATAGTACCATTATTGCCAGCTATTTTACTTACCATTACAGAACCATCAGATGCAACATCATGAGCTGAACGGTCTGTACTCATGGATATATTTATATCTCCAACACCTTCACCAGTAAATAAATATGAACCAATTGTAGGATGAGAGATAGAACCTGATAAATCTAAAAAAGAATATGTTGATAAAGCCATTAAATAACCTCCTATCTATTAACAGTAACACCAATAGTTACATGTTCAATAGCCCCTGCAAGTTTTGCAGATACATAAATTGGTGGTGATTTACGTGCATCTCTATCTGCTTGTGATTGGTCATTAACTGACTCTGCTTGAATAAGATATCCATCTGGTAAAGTATCTCCAGTTTTTAAATTTAAAATTGCTGAACCATTCCATTTACCAGGAGCGATAAAACCAATTTTAACAGCTTGATCACAAGCAACCGCAGTAGCATTCATTATGCTAGTCACACCAGCATCTGTTTGTGGAACTTTAGTAGATTGATACAGTAAATCCATAATATTCAACTGAATATTATTACTTAACATATCAAGATTTAAAATTTCATCAAATCTTGTTGCATCTGCCATAGTTCCTTGCTCTAATACATCATAATAATAGCCACGATTTATATAAACATTGCCATAATTACCTTTTATATATTCAACTTGTGTATTAGTTAAATCGTCAGTAGTTACTCCTGGTAGTGATTTATAAGCTAAAGTATAGGCACTATTAGCAAGACTAGTATTATTACCCATAGCATAGCCCATAGTTGCTGCTACGGCATCTGGTGTATCTTCTTGTCCACAATATTGACCAAATGAACGACGATAATTTTTATCTTTTAAGAAAATAAATATGTCAGTGCTATTACCAGAACTAGATAATACATCTTCTGTAGCTACTGTATAAAAGTAAGTACTACTTGGTTCTGCTGTTTCTGTATATTGAGCTATCGCTTTTATATCATCATTAGTAGCACCACAAACTGTAAAAGCATACCATTCTGCATTAGCAATACGACAAGCACGAACAGCATCAACTGCTTCCTCATCATTTGCTTTATCCCAACACCCAATAGCGATACGATTAGGTGCCAATGGAGTTGCAGATTTCATTAATACAGCCGCTTTATATTCTGGGCTATCTGTTGTATATCCATCAGATAACATATCATCTAAATCTGTATAAATACGAATACGTTCTGCTGTCGGAATTACTGTCTCATTTAAAGGTTCAGTTTTCGTAGAACTACCAATAATAAGACCTAAATTAAAGCTATTCCTAGGAGCAGAAACAGCACCTAATGTTATTTGTACATCTACAATAGGGGTAAGACTTAAGGATTTTGTTGTTGCCATAGATTAATCCCCTTTCGTTATTTCTCTATGATTTTCAATCACTGTTTCTCCACTAGCATTACCATATACATTAAGTGGAACAGTCTTAATTTCATTAATTTGTGTAGTGTATGTCATAAGACAGTTAAATCTTAAATTTAAATCTGCCCTTTCCCACCACTGTTGTAAAAAAAGCTCTGGCATTCTTAAGGGAACATCAGAGCTTGGTATTAGATAGATTTTATTTTCTTTTAAAATTTCACTTCTATTAGCATGAAAGTAATTTCTTATATTAATGAGATTATCATATGAATTAGGACCATAAGCTATAAGATTTACTCTTAAAACTCTCGTTTGTCCTTTACTAATTTGGATATCTTCCGCTAAATCATTATTAATAATAGTATCTACAGGAATAGTTATATCTTGACCTGATTCATCAAATATTTTAAAAAATAAAATATCATCATTAATGCTCCAACCTGGTTGTCCTTGTTGTTGCCAACTTCTTCTAACCGGCGGATTAATAGACCATGCAGGATTATCTATTTCATATCCTAAAATAGACATTAACTCTTCCCATAATATATCTTCTAGTTCATCTAAGGTTGTAATCATCTCAATAGCCCTCCATGCGAACAGCTATCGCTTGATAATATCCATAATCAATCCATGGATTAACCTGCATTATTTTATATTTATTATTTTGCCATTCAATGATATCAGATATAGCATTTGGATTATTTGTAGTAGTGTGTAAAGGTACTAAACTATAAAATACCATAGCTCCATTTATTCTATCGCCTTCTGGTATCATATTTACTTCTTTAGCACTAGCTACTGTTATAACACCAGATATATCAAATTTAATAGGCTCATCTAATATAAATTTACCTTTTTCATAATGTCCTTTTGTTCTAGTAACAGTATATACTTGTCTGAATTTAGGTGATACTATAACTCGTTTTACATTTACTCTACTCATCTGATTTCACCACATAAGTTATAGATTTTCGCATTTCGCCAGTATCAATAAGTGGATTAGAACTTCCTTTTTTAGAAACAGTTAAAGGCGAATTTTGTTCCCAACCATTATTAGGATTTGTGAACCATGCTCTAACAATATTTTGTGCATACATACCTACTACTTCTAAATGTTGCATAGCTGTCTGCATACTATCACCAGCATAAATATTTTCCATAGCCTTGCCATAAGCAGTTATCAATCTTTTAGCTATTTCTTTTTTATTATCATTTATTGCTGGTTCAATAACAGGTCTTGGTGGTACATGCCACAATGGTGAACCATGAGATTTAATGTACATTTCATAAGCTTTAGAATATGCTTTACCTTCATTTAATGCTAATTGCATTTCTTCACGCATAGATTTTTTTCTTACACCGTGAGTTTGAATATACAATAGTTCAGCATTATTTATGTCATTTCCATTATCTCTACTTGCATTTTCTGCTGGTATACCTACATAAACACGACTTTTTCCAAGTAATTCTATACTTTTCTTTAAAGCACTTAAATTACTTTTATGTTTTACTTTTATCATGTTTACCATACCAACATACCACCTTTACCCATGAGTTTAGCAATAGATGCAAATTGAACCCCATATTTAGTAAGTTTCCACTGAGCCCAACCATCTAAATCATTAGTTATTGTAGATACATCTTGTGAATAAGATACACCACTAACAGACTCACTTGTAATTATTCCACGAACTGTCGCAGAAGATATAACTTCATCAGCAGAAGGCGTATCACTATCGCTCATAGACTCAAGATATAAAGTTAAAAAATGAGCTATAAATAAACTCATACAAAACTCCCATTGCCCATGATATCTTCTATACTGCAAATTATTATTGGCTAACTCTAAAAAAGAATTTGCTACTACATCTGGTACTATATCCTTAAATTGCGGATAAAATTTAAAAAAATTATCCAATGTGTATGCAGGATTATCCCCACATTTTATATTAGAAGCAGAAGTGATAACCATAGGTCATCACTCCTCTTTAGATTTTTTTGCTTTTACATCAGTTTTTACTTCTTTAGATTTATCTTCAGCTTCTACTTTCACAGATGAAGATTGAATTTTTGCTTCTAATACCTCAATATCTCCATCTTCCTTTGCTAATTTAAATAATGGATCCTTTTCCACCCAATCAGGAACATCCTCAATTGCATAGTTACCTGTAGTTATTACCTTAGTATCACCATGACCAAATTGATATTTTTTTTTAGTTAAAATACGCATAATATCCTCCTATTAAATACCATCATAATAACGAACTGGTTGATAAAATAAGAATTTAGGAACACCAAATTGAGAAGCATATAAGGTTAAATAAGCTGCATCTGTTACACTTGGTTGTGTTAATGCACGAGTTAGTGGTACTGTCATATCAAAATACAACATATCTTTATCATTTACATAAACCATCATACGGTCTTTTTTAGATTGACCTGAACCAATACACCAACGACAAGGATAAATCTGAACATCAATACCTTGATTTTTACCAATATTATTCTCTAATAAAAACTGTAAAATAGAAACATTACCTGCTTCACTAACTTTCTGACTTACTAAATACGCGTATTGTTGTGGAGGTATTAAAATTTGATTAGGCATTCCTCGCATATCATATTCAGCAGCAGTCCAAGCTTCAGTTAAAGCTGTATTAATATCATTTAAAATTTCATCTGGTGTTTTCTTTTTCCATATTGTATCTGATTGTGCACCTTCTGCAACCAATGCAGTTACAACATTAGGATTATTGATAATACCAGTTGTTTTATATTCGTCATAACCTACATAGACATTCTGGTCTACAGCTTTTTGATAGTTTAATCGCAAACCTCTATCTAATAAATCTTCTAAATTTCTTCCAATTTGTTGGAGTTTATTTTGGTCTACAAGTGGCACTTTTAATACATTCATCCATGTGTGTACAGGATATTGATTTTTGCCAATATCTACCTGTACAGCAGGAATAGCTGTGGAACTACCACCTTGAATACCACCACCATTAGGAGCAGAAATACCGTAATTTACATCAAAAGTGCTAGTGTATTCTACCCAACCACCACCTGTCTCGGCAACTATATCACGTTGCCATGTAACAGCTGTTAATGGTTCACGAATTTTAGGATCTACTTTTTCAAGTTCACCCACAAGGTAAGCCATACCTGAAGCAGTTGCAGCATCATATGCTCCGCCATAAAGTCCGCCACCTTGTTTCATTGCAAAATTAGCTAAATTACCAGCATTTTTCATGGTATTTGCTGGATTAATAATAATTGGTGTAGACATTAAATTATTCCTCCCTTATGGATTATTTCTAGTTTTAATACAAATTTCAGCGACCTTATTAGCATCAATTTTTCCAGTTGCCCAACAAACATTAGGCAATTCCACTACATTACCACTATCATCTGTAGCCTCAAATCCACCGATTATTTTTCCACTTCCGCTATCTTCTCCTGCTGTTCTAACATAAACCTTTCCGCCTGCTGTAGGTGTACCAACATTACAAGTAACCATTACATTACCACGCTGAATAACAGAACAAGGTTGAGTTGGTTGATATGCTCCACTGTTTTGTGTTAAATACTGCACAGCTTGCTGTACAATTCTAACTGCTACACCAGCAAAATTATCTGCTGTAAGCGTAGCATCACCCACAGAATAAGTATTATCACTATTTAAAATAACAGGAGCTCCAAAAGGAATAGCCTTGCTATCTTCCTTCACTGCTCTAGACATAATTACATCATCTGGTGTGCGTGCATAAGTTCCTGGGAAACCTAAATTCATGGATTTTCCAATTGCATAACCTGCCATTTTATTTACCTCCTTTATATTGTGGATTATATTTTTTAGCCCACATTTTCCCTAAATCTTCATTTTTAACTGTATTATTGTTATCTTGTGCTTTTCTACTAGCTTTTAGCACAGTAGCATATTGGTTATCTTGTACATTTCCACGAACAAGATTTGCTAAACTATCAATAGCTTTTTTTCTAGTATCTTTATCTTTAATACTTGCAACGATAGGCTTTAAAACTTTTAAATTTGCAAGAGTATCACATGCAGGTTTATTAATCATGCTTTCTTCATCGTTGATTTCTTCTGGTTCTACGGTAACTGCTTCTTCCTGCTCTGTTACACTTTCATCATTTGTACCAATAAGTTGATTTTCCAATTCATCTAAAGTAGAAATTTCATCTTCTTTATGTTCAGGTTCACGTTTTTCTGCCTGCATAATAGCCTGCATTGTTTCTTTTAAAGATTTTATTTCTGCCATAAGCTCACCAACAGATGGACCTTCATCTTTTACATTTTCTTCTGGCTTCATTTCTGTTTTTTCATCATGTAAAAGTTTGCTTGCTTCTGCAATTTCTTCTGGTGTAGAATTTTCATCTCTCGCAAACATGGCAAACATTTTATTTTTTATAGCTTTTAAACTCATTTTTTTGCCTCCATTATTAACTTTATTCTTAATTTCTGGTTTACTATCTCTAACAGCTACCCTATGCCCAGCCCTACCATTTTTTACGATAGCGATATGATTACCTCTTATTTGTTTTTGAATAATAGTATTATCATTCCCTAACTCCCAAAAACAATCATATCCGCAAGACACCTCTCGTTTTTCTTTAGATATTATCTCATCAATTAGCATTGGATCATAAATCATTAAATCAGCAATAATGCAGTCATTATATTCACCAATGCCTCTTCTCACATCTCTACAAATACCTTTTAAGTATGTTCTACTATTTTGTGGAGTAACATCTTCTAGCGGGTGGCCATCCGTTACAGGTTTTCCTTCAAAAGAAGCAAGGGTAGCTTTGGAAAATACTTCTTCTGGGTGTCTCACTATTTTTACAGTATCATTGCTAGGCAATTCTTTAAAAGGAGTTTCACTGCCTAAATATGGTTGTTGTCCAGTTCTAGCAATTGGTACATTATGACAAATTAAAAAACCTTCTGGAGTTTTAGTTAAATTATCGGATATTTTAGAGCCATAATAAGATATCATTTCATTTTCTCACCACCTCACATTATTTTTAAAAATTGATTTTTAGTCATATTGCGAATAGTTCCACCATAATAAACTTTATGCGGAAATTTAATATCATTAATGTCTGTTAAAGGTTCTGGATAGCATCTGCAATTAAATATATCTCCGGCATTATAATTTCCATAGGATTTTTTGTTTATTAATCTTTCAGGACTAGGAGGATAGTTAAAGTTGATAAGTACTCCTTCCATATGAGAGTGACTTTTTCTCACTCTACTATCTTCACTAGTTCGCCATACATACCAATTAAGACCTATAGCTTGAGCTCTTACTCTTGTTAATGCAGTTTGAGCTTTGCTTGTTTCTGTTCTTGCTATTAATTGTGCCCTAGTTTCACTTATATGTGGATAATACCTAAGAATTTCATCTCGTATATCTGTAGCACGTTTTCCTTCTAATACCCCTTTTGCTATTCGCCTATCGACATATTTGGCAATATCCAAAGGTAAAGATGATATATAATTTGCATTTTGGTTTATCAATTCATTAAAAGTAACTCTTATTTGTCCAGTTAATCCTTTTTGTAATTCTTTATATATCATCTTACCTTGACTACCTTTATTAGCAGCTTGTCTCCAAGATTTTACGTTGTCGGAAAAAAGTTGAGTAATCATTCCTTTAGCCAACGCTTCCGCTTTTTTTATAAATGTAGGCTGTCTAGCTAAGGACTTTATTGTGCTTGTAATTAAAAAAGGACTATCAAGATTTTTTAATTCATCTTGTAGTCCTTGTATTAGCTTTTTTATAGCATTAGCATAAGCTTTTTCAATTGTCCTTTTCATTTTCCATTTGTTGTACTTCATTACTTAAACCACCATTAATATTAGGTTCTAATCCAAAATCTGTTTCTACAGGTATATCAATTTCATTACTTGCCTTATCTATATCTTCATCGGTAATATTTGTCCACATACCTGTAGTATCACTCATTTGTTTATATTCTTTAAGTGCTATTCTATCTGAAATAATTCCACTATCTCTAGCTTCTCGAATAGCAGTTGACTTCTTAGCAACGATATCCGCAAGTTTTTCTTCTGTTGCTCGTTGTACTGGATTAAATCTAAAATCTAAATCATCAGGAATAACTCCCCATGTACTCATAGCTATTATTGGTAACAACTTTTCTACTATTGGTCGCAATGTACTTTCTTGTTTTTCTTCTATCATATCATAATAGTTTTGCAAATCACTTTCCCCTGTGGCATTTAATCCAGCGGGAGAACGACCAAATAATCTAGTAACGGGAATTCCAGCAGCACCGCTTATATCCATTATGAATTGTTGATAAACATCACTTAATCCACTAAATGTATATTGATGAGTACTAAAATCATCTTCTTTATCCAGTATTTGCATACTAAAATTATTCATCAACCAATTTTGAGATTGTACTGTATCATATAACTCTCTTTGGCTATTAACATCTGTAGTTGATAAAAGCTGACCTAAATCACTCATTTTCAATACTCTTAAGTTAGCTAGAAATGTTAAATTTGCTATATTCCAACTAACATTATCACGTTTTTTTAGTTCGTCAAAAAGCGATTCTATTACTGAAGCTCCCCAATATTGTTCTGCTAACCATTCCCAATACGGTAATTCATCTCCGGTAAACCTAATAACACGGCTGTGATGAATATTAATATTTATATTAGTTTCTGGGTCTGTTACATAGTAATATTCTGGTAGCCCATATTCAGTGTCTGATATATCTGTTACTAATCCTGTTCCAGGATAACAACCATTCCATCTATCAAGAATAAGCATTCCCTTGAAATCTCCAGGCATTATACTATCTAAATCTAAAGGTTTACTTAAATCTTCCCCTTGCCCCTTTATTAGCATTATACCTAAAGCACCGCCATACAACCTTCCCCAACGTAAGCCTTGTGTTATCTTTTTTATAATACTTGTTTTACGTTCTACATATTTTAATTCTGTTATTGCTTCTGGTGTTAAGTTAGATGTAATCTTAATCCAGTTTTTGGTCATATCCTGCGGAATAACATCAATGATATTTCTAATTATCCAATGGCTACGATATAAAGAATTCATTAAGTTAAAATTTCTTGTAAGTCTAGTTAGTGGATAATTAGTACCCTCTAGTAAGCTAGGGGTAAAAGCACCCATACGTGCCAACATATTTTGAAATGCGTCCGTTGCTTTGGCACGTATCATTTTTTTATTTTTATTACGACGCATTATTATACCTCCTTGGATTTATAAGAGTGAAGCAACCATAACGTACTGCGTCTGGTCCATGGTCTGCTATTTTTAAGGGTTTCTCTTTTGCTTGATTTTTCAAAGCTTTGTCGTCCCATACATAAGACTTCATTTCATTTATAGTATTTTTGCAATTATCTTTATGAAACAATAGTATTTTCTTTTTTAGTAAAGATGATACATGGCGAATACCTTCTAATACTTTATTATCTGCATTTATAGTATCCTCTGCTACTTTTCCTCTTAATCCTTTTTTACGAAGCAAAACTTTAAAACTAGCAGCCGAAGGGTCAATTACTACATAAGCAGGTGTTATGCTTTTATCGCCTACAAATTTTAATAAATCCTCTCCATATTCAAGGTCTGTTTTTTCAATACCAGTTTTTTTGCTGTCGTAGTAATACTCGTTCACCACATATAATTTTTCATTATCATCATATACATCTAAGAAAACCATAGGATTTACTGTACCATAATCAATAAATATATAACGTTTCATTCTAAATATATTTCGACTTATATAATCTATTAATTCATCACCAAATAAATTATCATCATCAAAACAATCTTTATAAATAGCACCTTGTGCCATTACCCATAATCCTAAAATAAAACGCTGAAAAAATACTCCTGCATATCTGCTTTTATAAGACTGTATCACTTCTTGTGATAATGAAGGATTATCTTCCATCATAAAATGTATATGAAGAAATTTTTTCTCTTTAGCTTTCTGTATCCAATCTGTATAAAAATAATGTACAGGACTTTCTGGATTACAATTAAACCATAATTTGGCACCTAAAATTGAACAACGACCAGTAGCTTGGTTAACAAAACTTTCTGGCATAAGTGCTACTTCATCTAATAACAGACCTGCTAAAGTAATACCCTGTATTAAATCTTGACTGGACTCATCACGCCCGCCAAAGATATAAAAATAATTCACTACATAGCCTTTTTGGATATATATCAAATTACTTGTCCTATCTTCTTCGATCGCAAATCCTCGAAGTATTAATACTGGCTTAAGCCATTTCCACACATTTCGCTTAAAACTACCAACCGTTTTTCCACACATTGCAAAATTTTGGGCATCAAAATATTTCATTGCCCATAAAACAAAAGATATTGCCATTGGTACAGTTTTGCCCGCACGAATAGAACCATCACATATAATACCGTTATATTTACTATATGGACTTTCCTTTTCCCACCATGTAAGTATCTGCAACTGTTTTCTACTAAAAGTATTAAATTTAATAACAGGCTTGATAATATTTTTTATTTTTTTAATCATCTCGCCATACCTCTTTAGTTGCATTTTCTATGGCTTTAGTAAAGCCATCATCTTCCATCAATGTTTCTTGACTATCATCTTTTGCTATTTCTTTCTTGAGTTTTTCAATTCGAAGTCTTTGTTCTTCTGTAGCCAATTTACCATTGCACATTTCTTCATATTGCTTAATCAGGTTCATAAGAGTTCCCATAGCTCGTGATTGAGCCATTAAAAAAGAAGCCTGTTTTTCATAGGCTTCTTTGTATTGATAAACAGTTGTTTCTGAACCGTCTACTGTTATTCTTTTAGTTACATCATTATTATCTTTAACATACATGATTTGCTGTGAACGAATAATTGCTGCATATTTAAGGCAAATGTTTTCCCATAAAATATCTAGTGGCGACATCATCTCAATATTACCAACAAGCTCTAATGTTTCTGCTGGCAAGTATTTTGAAAATAAACCGTGCTTTATAGCATTGGTATTTTTCTCAGGTGCTCCACCTTTATTAATTCTAAGTTGTTTTGTTTCAGTACTTTTTTTTGAACCTTTTTCACGTTCCCATTTATACTTAGAAGCCCATTGCCTAATGGTCTTAGCAGGTATTTTATACTGCTCCAAAATCGCCTTAAAAGTAGAACCTTTTTCATACAAAATTTGAACCTTTTTCTTTATCTTTTCATCATAAGCCATCACCTCACCACCTAAATTTTTGTACTAAAAAGGCCACTATCAAAATGACAGTGGCTTAAATCCCATATCGTTAATTTTCATTATTTAATTTAAAAGTAGATACACTACCAAGTAAATGTAGTATAACACATTTGTCAAAAAATAGCAATTATCTTGTTATTAATAAAGCTATTTTTTACTAATATCACGTAACTCTATTAATTTCTTTCCAATATCTTGATTTAATGAAAACGTAATATGCCAATATCCTTCATATATTTTTTCAGTTATTTCACTTTTTCTTAATTTATCAGCTAATATACCTACAGTACTTGCTAATCTATAAACTTCTTCTAATTTGTTTCTAAATTTAGGTTCATTAACATCTATTTTATAATCTTTTCCCTTTATTTCTTGTTCTAAGCTTATTAGTCGTCTATTTTCACGCTCTATTTTTTCATACTTATGTTTCCTTAATTCATTTTCCATGTACTCAAAAGCTTTGATGTATTTTATTTTCCATTCCAATGCCTTTTGTGTAGTAAAACCCATTGCCAATAACGCAAAACCATTCCTTGTCATTAAATACATAGGATATCTTCTTCCACGATTAGTAATATAATGCGATTCAAAAAACCAATTTTTCACAGCCGAATTTTCGGCTGTGAGATATTCTCTTATACTATCCAATACATGTTTATGTTCTTTATTAAAATCATCTGCAACTCTTTTACTTGATACTACCAATGTGTTATTTCTTAATTCTACAGGTCCAAACATTATATCATCCTTTCTTTTATCCATAAAAAATGATATAATAAATTTATCAATCTTTATGGTTGACGCTATGACAGTCCTACAGCTTTTAGTCGAGTAATAGGGCTGTCTTTTTATTTATCTTTTAAGCTATTTAAACCATCTCTAATTCCTTCAGCTCTTGTTTTATTATTTCTTTTACAATAATCATCTAAGATATTTAATGTTTCATTACTTACTTTTACTGTTAATTTATTTGGCTTAGGATCATTAGTTGGTCTGCCTATTTTTTTGACCACCGCAATACCTCCTTTTTGGTCGACTTAATTATACATTTTAGTCGACCAAATGTCAATAAAATTTTTTTATAACTGATATTTTGACCGTAAATTTATCGTGATTCAAAATTTATTGATAAACCCGCATTTATTTGTGCTAAAGTCTTTTTATTATCAGCTTTTCGTCTACCTTTGCCGTTATTAACGCCACCTTTTATCTGTTCTCCTTCTTGTAAGCTCATTGCCTTATACATTAAATTTTGCTGTCGTTCTTTTTCCCAATGATTGGCAAAATTCATATCTTGTGGCCACAATTCAGCTCCACATTCAGGGCATTTAAAATAATCGCCTTTAGCCTGCATATGCACAGCTTTACCTTCATAAGTTAAACAAATATTACACAAAATATCTTTACACATACATTAATCCTCCAAATACTAATAGGGTAGCCAAAAGCTACCCTTTAAATTATCCAATTAAAATTAAGCTTATTCCTACAAGCACAAAAATTATACAAGTTCCTAAAATATATTTTTTATCTTGTTCACGTTCCATTTGTTTTAGTTCATATCTTGTTGGTATTCTCATAAATCAAAATCCTTTGCTTTATATGTTTTTTTATCTTTTACATCTCTAATAACTAAATTAAGCACCATATATCTTCTTCTACTAAGAAACTTTACAAATAAATTAACTACTCTTTGACAAAATCCTAATCTACCTTTATTTATTACTTTATTAGCTACTGGATCACTACAATGACCAGAATTTGTTAGGATATTTTGTTCGTATTTTTGCATTTTATCCCTTCTTTATATTTTTTATATCCATTAGCCATACATTTTTTCAAATCGGGTTTTCCTAAAATACATTGTTGTTTATGTCGCCTAAGACTGCATAAAAAGATGCCATCATCAAAATAACTATATTTACACGACATAATTATCACCCTTTCATATATTTAGCTATTTTAGCTTTTACTGCTTCCATCATTGATTGCTGACCATTTGCTTTATCTGAAAGTGCTTGCATTACTCTCTCATCTTCAGTATCTTTAGCGATTAAATGATGTATAACTACTTTTTCTTTTTGCCCTGGTCTATGCAATCGTTTATTTGCTTGTTGATATAGTTCTAAATTCCATGTAATGCTATACCAAATAACAATATTTCCGCCATGCTGTAAATTTAAACCATGACCTGCACTAGCTGGATGAAGTAAACCCATTTCTATTTTGCCATTATTCCAATCTCGCAAATCTTGTATATTCTGTAATACTCTAGCTTTAGGAAATCTTTTTAATATCTTATCTTTATCATGCTGATACCAATAAATGACCATAAGATTTTTGCCTATGTTATCAACTTGTATTTCTTCTAAAGCATCAAGTTTATAATCATGGATATTTATAATATTTCTACCTTCATCATAAATAGCTCCGCTTGCAAATTGTAACAACTTACCTGTTAAAACGCCTGCACTACTTGCTGTAATTATTTCATCAGACATACTTAATACTAATTCTCGTTCAAATTCATAGTATTTTGACATGATATTTTTTGGTAATTTAATAGATACCTGATTATAAATAACAGGTGGCAAATCAAGGTAATCATCTGATTTTAGACTTACACAGATATCTGATATTTTGCTATATATTTCCTGTTCTGCATGCGGTAATGTTTCATAATTAAAAACCACATGACCATTTGTTTGTGCGGGCCTAAAATAATTTTTACGATATTGTGTTATAGTCTTACCTAACCTTTTACCGCCATCTAATAAATATATTTGGCTCCATAAGTCCATGAGTCCATTTGGTGCTGGCGTTCCAGTTAGTTCTACTATACGTTTGATAAAAGGTCTTATTCTTTTCAATGCTCGAAATCGCTGACTACGATGATTTTTAAATGACGATGATTCATCTATCACCACCATATCAAAATCCCACTTTTTACCTAAACTATCTACTAACCAGCCGATATTTTCACGATTGATAGTATATATATCTGCCTGCGTATTTAATGCTTTTTTTCGCTGTTTTAAATCACCACAAATTACAGATACTCGCAAATCTTTTAGATGTTCCCACTGGTTTATTTCATCTTGCCATGTTACTTGTGCTACTCTTTTTGGTGCTATTACTAATACTTTATTTACTACCCAATAATCATACATAAGCTCAGATATTGCTGTTAAGGTGGATACTGTTTTTCCCATACCCATATCCAGCATTAAAGCAATAGCTTCATTATTTATTATCTTATCTGTAGCATATTTTTGATAAATTCTTGGCTCGTATTTCAATCATAAATCACCTTCTTTGCTATACTCATTTATAAATAACTCAACATGGTCTTTACTGCTTATTACCCACACATCTACACCATGATTTATTAATTGCTTTATACGTTCCCATTGTATTTCTCTAGGGCTTTTATTTGGTGCTTTCAATTCTACGAAAACTACTTTCCCATACGGCATGATTACTATTCTATCTGGTACACCCGCCGTCCCTGGGCTAGTAAATTTCCAAACAATACAACCCAATTCTTTTAACTTATCTGTAAAATATTTTTCAATTTGCTTTTCTAACATGATTCACCTTTCTTGAGGTATACAAAGTATACATTGCCATATAGAGGTTATAAAAATTAAGAAATAAAAAAACATATGTACATTATTTTCTTAATTTCATGAATCTATATATAAAGTTTGTATACTTTGTATACCTAATAATAAAAACCTTTATAATATAACGTTTATAACAATATACATACCTATCTTTTCATGACGATCACATTTACAATGTACTCAACCGTTTAAATGCTCTTTGTAAACCATAACATTTTATTTTCATTGGACTTTTAGACTGAACCCAACCTTTTGTTTTTCTTAACACATCATTTATTTCTGTAGTCATAGCTCTAGTTAATTTCTTCACATCACCATTTAATAGTTCCACCCAAATTTCTAAAGCACATATTCTATCACGTTTGACAAGTGGCCCATTGTATTCAAATCCATCACCACGAATAAAATCTTGCCTATCACTGATACTCAACTCTGCCCAATTTTCAGGTATTTCTTTTTCAATAAATTCACGTATCATGCCAGCTAATGGGCTTTCTTCAGTATGTTGTTCTTGTACTTTTTTAGCTTCTTGCTCCATTTCTTCATCAAGATACAATTTTTCGTCGCCCTCATATAGTTCTTTAGCTTCCGCCCACAACTGGTCAATAGTATCTTCGCTAATTTCAAAAGGATTTAATCTTCGTTTATTCTTATCTACCATTATTGGCCACCAACGACGACCACCAGTTTGATCACGAATAAAATCATTATTATTTGTAGAAGCTATAAATATACACTGTCTAGGAAAACGTTCTGTACGTCTACCATATGCAGGTCGAAAACTGTCTTCACGCTTAGTAATAAAATGCTTTATTTGTTCAACTTCAGCTTTACGAACTGCCGATAATTCCGCAAGTTCAATAACCCAAAATCCTTGAATCTGTTCCATACCTTCTTTACCAATAACTGTACTCATACTGTCAGAACTCCATTTTTTGCCAATACGACCAATAATATAAGATTTACCTATACCTTGACCGCCAACTAACGTTACTACATAATCAAATTTCGTTCCTGGATTAAACACCCTAGCCACACCTGCACAAAACATCTTTCTAGTCATTGCACGATTAAGCTTCGTATCTTCGGCTCCTAAATAATCTATGAATAAAGTCTCTACTCGATGCTTACCGTCCCATTTAATACTTTTTAAATATTTTTTTACTGGATTAAAACTATGTTTATGAATAGTTTCTAATATAGCATCAGCGATTATATCCTTACCTTTTATGCCATATACATCAGATATATAATTTCGCAGAGCACTATCATCAGCGTCAATCCAATCACTAACATTATTATCTTTACGCCATACTAATTTATCTAAAACAACCATTCTATGAGCAAACTCATCTAAAGCAAATTTACCCTTTAAATTAGGATCATTTTCTAATATTAATTTCACATTATGAGGCGTATTTTCATATCCGCCCCAACGATTTATATCCATCTTAGCAGTCCATTTTGTATCAATATCATCTAGGACCTCAAAATCAGTTTGTACCTCTGCTAATCTTTCTTTACCGATAGTTTCTTTTACTTCTTCATCAGCTATAGCTAAATCTTGCATAGCTTTATAACTTGGCAATCTTCCCGTTGGCGTGCCCTCTGAAACTTCATCATCTAACTGTCTAAATTTATGCAGTCTTACCATATCAAAAGCATTTAATAATTTTCCACAAGCAGGGTCGGTACTATGATGACTGTAGATAAAACAATTATTATAAACAATAGCACCAGCTGATGTACTTCCCTCAGCATAGGTATATCTATCATCAGTACCACATGGTACATATATATCAGATAAATATTTTTCTATAGCTTCTTGAATAGTATACGAGCGACAAAAAGCACCAATAATTCCTTTTTTACTAAGTGGATCTTCCTGTTTATCTACCGTTTTTTTGATATCTACTTGAACTCTACTACTCACGGGCCAAAAACTTTGGTCTTGCCAATTATCATATCGATTTAAATATTCATCAGCATCTACCCAAACCCCATCATTGTATTTGAAAATAAATTCACCATCTTGACTAGTACTAGGAAAATACATCAATCTATGCGGTTGATATGTGGTATCATCAAATAAATCAATATCGATATCATTTGCTATCATACGACTTATTGCTTGATATTCATCCGGATTCACAGGACGATTTATCGGTATGACTAATCTATACCTAGGTTTATTTTTACTATGCTTATGCGTACTATAAATACAACAAGCTACATTACCTATCGTAAAAAATAAATTATCCCAAAAATCATTAGTGGCAAAATCAGCGTCCAGTGTTATAACTGAACGCCATTGTACATTTTCAGCGACTCGCCTACCTTCTTTTAATGCCCCACCTACAAAACCGCCAACATCTTTAATATCATCTTGCTTTGACTTAGCAAATGATTTATATTCAGCAACGGTCTCCCCTGTTCTTCTAGTTTTTGACAATTTAAAAAGAAGTGTGGACCATGATAACTGTTTATTTTTCCATTTCTTTGATTTTCTACTACTAGCTACAGCAATAGATACTTCTCCGTCATATTTTAACTTAGATAAATTGTCTATGTTCAAAGCGGTATTTTGCATTATTAATTCACGTCCTTACACCGCCTCTCTTTGCGGTAAAATTTGTTTTTCAGGTTTAAATATATCGCTGCAATTATCATAATTAATATTAGCTTTATCAGCCCATTTAATAATCTCATCATTTATTTGCTTATTATTATGAGCTGGTTTATTAGCAAATAATTTTGCTTGTATTAGCTTATTATTTTGCACCTCGATACAAGCTTTTAACTTACCTTTATCGTCAGACATTAAAACTATATTTGATTTACCTGTATAAACAGCATCAACATAATTACCCACACAATTTCTAAAAATTTTGCCTATATTGCGAAGCACATCTGAATTCTCAGGTAAATAAAATTTAATACTATCAAACTGCATAGCTAATCTTCTACAGATTGGGTCATTGATATTAAAAGCTCTAAATGGATGTTCCTGTTTATAAATAGCTGTTACTAAATAATCATGTAGATTAGCAGGAGCCGGTTTTTCTTGCCAAAGTGTAGCTTTATCTTTCAATTTAAATATCATATAAATAGCGTCTTCACATGAAATTTTATCTTGAGAATTATGCCACCAACGCATTAATGCATTGATATATTCTATTCCCCAGTTATCAGAAATTAATGCTAATTGATTTAATAATGTGCGGATATCTCGTCGCCATAAAAAATCAAATTCCAAACAATTATTAATATTATTGAAGGTATCTATATTACCTTGAGCTATAGTATAAATTTGTTTATGACGTAATAATAAAAATGGTTTATCTTTTACTAATCGTCTAATCATCGGCTTATTTGGTAAATTTGCTATTTCTAATAATCCTGATATTGTATCTTTTGCCTTACTTATGATTTTCAATCGTTCATCTGATAAATATGCATCATCTAAATCATAAAAATTTCTATCAGCACTACCATAATAAAATGGATATTTACGATATATATAGTTATAATCAATAACTGATAAATTATTTAAGTCTGTAAAAGCCAATCGATAAGCTATATTCAGTATAGGTTTTATAAAATAACTGCCTTTATTTCCATGACATACATACATTGATTTTATTTTAAATTTAAGTTTAGACTCTAACTTTTTGGATAATCTCTCACGAAGTAGTTTTAATATTTTTTTAAAATCTCCCGCATATATACTTGTAATATGTCTATGATTCAAAAATTTTAAATTAGTATCCCTACCAAAACTTGTGTCAAAGATATTACATAAGTTATAATTAATAATAAGTTTATGATTTATATATCTTTTATAAATAGCAGTCCTTTGGGCTACATTAAAGGATATAGTCTCTTTATATAGTCTGTGATGAAACATATATTCGCTATCTTCATCACAGACTATTTCTTTACCTGATAAAGTCAAACGTAAACTATCTTTATACTCCTCAAGACAAATTCTCATGCTGAGCGGGGAATACTCCCCGTCAGCCATAAAGCTAAAATCATTTTTTTGCGTAACTTCTGTAAAACGTGAACCACATTTAGGGCAATATATAATCTGATCATTTGGTCGCACACCATAATAATTTCCTACACCATCCCATAAGGATTTAAAACTATGACCACAACTAGAACAATGATACATATTCGTAAACTTATTACCATCATTTAAGCTTTTTAAGCCACCTTCATAAAGATAAAATAATTTCGGCATATATAAGTCATATATTCTCAAATTAATCACCTCAATCCCAGATATCATCATCGTCTTCTTCAGTTATTGGTTCAGGTTCGGTCTTTTTTATAACTTCTTTTTTATCTTCAGATTTAATCTCTTTAGCAGCAGCTTTTATTTTATCGGCTTCTTTTTTAGCTTCAGCTTTTTGCTTTTCATCATACATATCACACATTTTTATAGTTTCTTCACAAGCTTTATACATACGTTCCAAATAATCTAAGCTATTGACAAAATTCTTATCATTTTCTTCTATTTTTAATTCAGCACGCAATTTTTTAATTTCATCAAGTTCCTCAATTTGTTTTTCCATAAATTTTTTTAATTGTAATGTATTTATTTTTTTATCATCCATTTTTATTACTCCTTTAATTAACATCAACATATAATGTACGGAATCAATCTTTCTTATAATATTTAGTTATATAACCATCAGCATTTAAAATTAATTCTGGTGCCCAATCAATAGCAGTTCCCATTATTTTATTAGCAAGTTCTAAGGATTTATCTATACCAGCAGCAACACAATCAAGAATAACTTCATCATGTACATGCATAACAATCTTAAAACCTGCCTGTTCTAATCTAATCATAGCGACTGCTAAACAATCTCTAGCAATTGCTTGTACTATATTTTCAGTAAGTTTTCCACCATAAGTTTCTAGCCTTTCCCATGTACGAGATACCTGATTTGTACCTTCATATGTGATTTTGTTATTCTCAACACGAGGTCTAATATATGTTAATTCTCGCCCTGAAGGTAAACATATACGAAGCATACCCGCTCTATAATAAAAAGCCATATTATGATGAATTTTCACTTTTGTTTTTTCATTTATAGCCTGTTTAGCTGCTTTATCCACAATAGACCATAAACGAACAATATTTGGACTAGCTTTTCTCCATTTAGTTACAATATCGATTAATTCTTCATCAGTAAGCCCCATTTTATCAGCACCCATAGCTTTTAAAGCTCCCATACTGCCCTGATAACCTAAAGCAAGTTCAGCTATTTTTCCCTTTTGTCTAAGTTCACCATTAATACCATGTTTTACCACTGGTACGTGAAACATCTGACTAGCCGATGCACAATAAATATCACCGCCATCAGCAAATACTTTCATACGCCAATTTTCTCCACTAAGCCAGGCAATAACTCTAGCCTCAATAGCTGAAAAATCAGCTACTACAAATTTATTCGATTTAGTCGGTATGAAAGCAGTTCTTATTAATTGAGATAATACATTTGGAACATTCTCATAGAAAATTTCAAATGTTTCGGCGTCATCATGTTTTAATAATTCTCTAGCATCGTCCAAATCACTCATAGAATTACGAGGTAAATTTTGAACCTGTACTAATCTACCTGCCCAACGTCCAGTACGATTAGCACCATAAAACTGAAGTAATCCTCGAATTCGTCCATCAGCACATTGAGCATTCTGCATAGCTACATATTTTTTTATTGAAGTCTTAGATAGCAGCATTTTTAGCTTTAACATATCTTTGACTTCTTTATTTTTTACTATTTTTAAGAGTTCCAATACCGTAGTTTTTGTGATTTTAGAGGGAAAAAACCCTTCCTTTTCCAGTATCCAATGCTTTAGTTGTTCTGTAGAATTGGGGTTATCTAGATTAGATATATCTTTAGCTTCTGCTGAAATTCTATTTCTAAAATCAGTATCAACTTCTACAGCTTTATCAGCTAATTGTCTATCTAATCCAATACCTCTATCATTTATTTGTTGGTCTAATACCCATAAATTTTGTTCAAAATCTGTAGGTTTGAATTTAATCATTTTCTTACGTAAATAGCGTTCAACCTCTACATCACGTTTATTATATTCTTTAAATAAATTCCAATTTTGTATATCATGCTTTGGTAAATTTCTTGTTCTGCCACCATTAGTATTAGTCGGCTTACAAGGCTTCGAAAATTCCATTATTAATTTTCGCCCAATGTTCATTTTGGCTTTATCTTCAGCTAATCTAAAAATTCGACAATCCTCAGCAAGAGAACCATACAATCCTAAATTCAAAGATAACACCATAGTACATTGCCATTGTGCCGGGTCTAAAAAATAATTATCATCATAAAAACTATTAATTGTTTCGCCACCAAATAAATAATGACTTAATAACACTCTTTCAAATTGAGCATTATATGCTGTTTTTAAAACCGCAGGATTGATTAAATCTCTTAAAACATCTTCAGGAATATCTTCACCTTGAGCTAAATCTATAACATTAACCATTTCATCATCATATGCATAGCCAAATAATAATATTTCTGCTTCTTCAGCATATTTGTAGACCCCAACTTTTTTTAAGTCGAGGTCACAATATGTTTCTAAATCAATAGATAATGTTCTCATAAAATACCTCCTAATAAGGCTTTATTCAAACATATCCTCATCTTCGTCATCAGTATTTGCAAATTCTGTTTCAAATTCGTCATCATCTAATACTTCAAAATCATCTTCTGGATTAGACGCACCGCCTAATGGCTCACCATCTTTTACTTTTTGGATATTACCTAATCCAGCAGCAATACCTGAACCTGCATCTGTTTTATAAGCATAAAATGTTACTGATACATTAGCATAACAACCACTATACACCGCAGAACGGTCAAGAATAGGTTTTATTTTTCTATCTACAATCTTAGGTGCAGTGTTGGAATTTGCGTTTATAAAGTAGCATCCTTCATATGCATCATCATCAAAACGGTCAGTATCTCCATCTCGAAGAGGTACTTTTAAATTAGGTGGAATTTTACCATTTTTATTCACTACTTTAGATTTACCTATATTTTTAGCAGCTTCTATAGCTCTCTTTATTTCAGCTATTTGTTTTTTATCAGTTTTAGGAATTATGAGTGATGCACCATATTTCAAATCCCCATTTGGTGTTTCTTTTGGTTCCCAAATATTAGCATAAGAAAGCCTTACATTCTTTAAAGTTAACTTTGTATCATTCATATTCATAATCTCCTTTAATCAAGTATTTCAAAATCATTTTCAGGGCTATTATATTCAGGTCGCGGGTCATCAATATTAACAAGTGTAGGTTTACCAGATATTTTAGTGATTAAATCATCAAGTAAAATACTAAATGTTTTTTTACCTAATAACTTAGTCAATTCAGTTATAGACTTTAATTCAGGCTCTTTCATAAAATCAGATGAATCAATATTCGCTTTTTGTAATCTACCAATTACAGCATCAATATCACTATATTTTCGAGAACTTTTACCTTCTACTAATTTATAGCCTGGCCATGTCCTACCTTGTAGTGCTTCAGATAACGCATAATCTTTTATTTGTTTAGCATAATGAATAAGAGGTTCTATCCTATTCAATGCATCAGCCATTTCTTCATCAGACATAAATTCAGGATCAATAAAATCATACTTTGCTACACTTAAGCAATATTCAGAGTATTTTTTACAACGCAATGAAGCCCTACAGAATAAACACCACTTACCAGCATTGAACTTGCCTATGCCATCATAGGCAAGTTCAGCGGTTGGTTTTACAATATTTTCTCCCCACTTAATCAAATCTTTTACTGATTTTTCTTGACTAGATATCCCACCATTACGTGGCTGAAATATAGTCATTTGGATAGTATCAAAATTATACATAAAACCAAAATTACTGATTATACCTAAGGCATACATCTGCATTTGTGTATTATCAATAGCACTGACAGCTACACCTTTACCATATTTTAAATCTACTATTTCTACATATTTATCAGTAATAATCACTAAATCTCCTGTACCAAAACCCTCTTTTGCCCATTCGCTATAATCAATCTTTTCTTCTATTGCTATATAAGCTGTTTTATCTATGCTTAATGCTGTATTAATTTTCTCTATACAAATATCTATATATTCAAATACATAATCAAGCATTGCTTTATTATAGAATTCTTGATTTCTAAATTGTTTCGGTAGGGTAACATTGGTATGATTATGCTTTAAATAATACTTTAGATAAAATTCTCCGATAGCATGAGCTAATGTACCTTCACGAGCGGCTGCTGTTTCTTTGTCAGGATATGTTTCTTCTAATCGGGCGCTAGGTGGACAAGATAGCCACCTTTTACTACCCGATGCACTCAATAAGGCATGTGCTGGCTCGGTCATTCGCCAAGAACTTCCTTTCTAAATTCATCTATCTTGTCAATTGGAATATCACTTAATTTTTTTAATTCCCATTTGTGTAAAGTATCTTTCATTCTCCCCATCAATGTATCATCTGATTTTTTGGCTTCCATTAAATCTTTTTTTAAGTTATCTCTCAATTCTTCTTCGCTCAATTGTGGTTTAGTGCTATCTTCTTTTACTTCTTCATCAACTGAAGTTTCATTTTTTACTTCACTTTTCTTTGCCTTTTGTCTAGTAACTTTTTTTACTGGTTTTTCAACAATTTCTTCTTTTTCTTCAGTTGCAACATTAACCACTGCATTTTTTGTATTTGCTTCTAAAGCTTTCGCTAATGCTCCTATGGCTTGTGCTAATTGTTCAGTTCCTTCAATTGTTACTTTTACATTTAAATCCATGATATTAACTCCTTTTATAAATTAACTTTTTATGGTAGACTTTAGTTAAAGTTTTTTTTTATTTGTGCTGATTAGCCATGTGCTGGTCAGCTTTTTTTAATATGGAAAAGAATCTATTAATATTATCTAAAACTATTGGCAAATCTTTAGGTTTAAAAATGCTGGGCGTTAATTTAATAGCAATCCCCTTTTTCTCATTCGTTTCATAGATTGTTTGCATAATCTCAAATCCTTTGCATATAGTTTTCATATTCTGAATAAGGTATACGTGTAATACGTCCATCTCTTTTGGCTTTTATTACTCCAGTACGTACTCTTTCATAAATAGCTCCATAACTTACTTTCGCTTTTTTAGCAAATTCACTTATAGTCAATGGCCCTTTTTCTATATCATTTAGATTTTGTTGTACCTCTATGACTTCTAAATGTTCTTGCTGAACCTTTTTGGCGATATTAATTAGTTCATCAATCTCTTTATCTAGATTTTCTTTCAAAGCTTCTAAAGCTCGAATTTTTATTTCACACTCTAAATTCCAATCAGGCATATACATAATCTCCTTTCAATTTATTTGGTTGCTACCCATAGATAAGCTATAAATTTTGATACAGCGGTTTCATCAATAACCCACCGCCAAGCGTTCGTTACAATAAATAATCGATGTGTAGTATACGCCCCACAATATGATGTATTAGATTTTTGGGGTATTTCTAAGAAGCAGTTTCTCATTATTATTTAATTGTTTTTTATATTGTGGGGTATACACCACACACCGACTATAGGGTTTAATACATAGTAATAACTAGACTAAATTTTTTATGTTATAATCACTATAGAAGGAGGTGATTATAATGTATATTAAAGTAAAAGCTACAGGTTCTGATTCTCTCATTACTATACCTAATGTAACTCTTATTAAAGAAATTCAATCCGATGATGTTCGAGAATTTACAAATTTTGACAGCCTTAATTTTTTAGATTCTTGTGATTATATTTTTGTTGGTTCTTTTAAATTACACATTAAAGGTAGTAAAATTGATTTTGTAGTCATTAGAGATTAAACATTTTTAAATTAAGAGTACAGTTACAGCTGTACTCTTTTTGAATTTCAATGATATCTTTAATCATATTTTTAGCCTCTAAAGAGCTACTTACTACTGCATTTATACTTAAATTAAATGATGTATTAGGTTGTTGTTCATTAATTTGTTGCTTGAGTTCGGCATTTTCTTTTTCTAATTCTTCATATGATTTCACATCATCACCTCCTTATAATCTTTAAATAATAATTTTCCATTCATTAAATCACACCTTTTATAAAAAATTTTGGTATAATCATCTACAGAAAGTGAGTTGATTATATTGACATCAAATAAATTTACTGATGAATTAAATACAAATTTTTACGATTCAATTGAAACTTTAATAAGTAATTTTCAAGATTCTGACTTTCACAAAATAATGCTGAATTTTGTAGAAACCATTGAATATATACGTGAAACCTATGCAGAAGATATTTTAAAATTTATTAATACTGCAAAATATTTTTATCAAGAGTATCAAAATTTTTGCATAGCTATATTTAATAATTACTTTACAGAAGAAAATTTAAAATTAGCTAATGAACTTATTAATTTAATAACATCAATAGAAACAACTTTTATAGATAAACTAAAATACGAACTCATTACTAATGCTGAATTAATACAAGAAATACCTAAAGAAAAACAAAATGATTATATTTTAAATACAAGCATCAGCATATATCTATGGATAACTGATAAAATAGATAAAATATTAGACCCATATGTTAATGAAAATCCAACCTTAAAAATTTCTGTGGTTGTTACTTTATTAGAAACATTAACTAATGATAGTATCTATCAACATTTTTCAAAACCTGTGCAAGATATCTTTGATATTATGATTAATATTTTTATAGTCTTGCTATTTAGGTATGGCTGGGTATTATTATCTAATAATGAGTCGAATGATTAATTATTTCTTTAAAAGTTCATACCCTTTTATAGTAAAAACATAAGTAACAAATAATTTAGTTACTATAATAAAAATGTTGAATAAATCATTCATATCCATATCTCTAATTCACTTTCTATTCATATGACGTATATAAGCGATAACATATACTGTAAAACTTATAGCCATTAATGCTGAAGCTAAAGCAGATATGGCTTTAATTGATATACATTCCATTATTAAATCATCTCCATTTTATACGCTTTAAGCGTTATTAGATTGTAAAAAAATAAGGTCTTTATAAGACACACCATAAACTTTCTCTATAGCAGGTATATATTTTGCATTAGGCA